CAATCATTACTTTAGAATATGACTCTGATATTTTGTCAGCTTCAATTACATCTTGCTCCAATGCACTTCTATTTGCTTGCGATGCTGTGTATAAAGGAACTTCATACTCTCCTGCTATACCACGCAAGTCTTCATAGATAGATTCTAACTCATGACGCATTTCTTTTCTAGCTACTGCTCCTCTTAATAAATCTGCATAATCGACAATGAGTAAATCTGGTTTTTTACCTACCATAATCATTTTCTCTATATGAGACCTAATAGTCGAGCACGATGCTGTTTTAGTTGGCCAATATTTAATAACTAAATTACCTTTTAATTTAGATACCATATTAGCAATCTCGTCTTGATTATATTTTAAATTCTGTGCTGCTATACCTGTTAATACAGCATCATAACGCTGACCTACATAACCTTCATTTAACTCTAATGTATAATGAACTACATTTAATCCTTGCTTAACTGCATGAGCTCCTACGTTAATAAGACCCCAAGATTTACCAATACCAGCAGGTGCTACAAAGACAACTAACTCTCCTTTACCAAACCCACCGTCTGACAAATCGTTAATAATTGGCCATGGAGTTTGAATAGTGGATCTTATATTGTCTAAGTATCGAGCTTCAACTGACTCATTATATTCATGACCAACTTCTTTATCTGCTCCTGCTTTCATAGCCGCATCAATAGTAGCTTTAATAGAATCATATTGACCTCTGCGAAGAAGTTCAACTGAATCTAAAATAGCTCTTTTAATACATTGGTTTTTACAAAAGTCTACTGTTTGTTCTTTTACGAAATCTAAATCTTCAGATTCTAAATATCGATAAGAGTCTTTAAGAGATTCAATAATTGAAGTCTTAACTACTTCTCTATCAACATCTTGAACTTTAATTTTAAATACATCTAACGTTGGAGCTGTCTTATATTCATTGAAATACTTTACCGTAGTTTCAACTATCCATTGATTTGCTTCTGATTCAAAGAATTCAGGCAATAGAATATCTGAAACTTGTTGTAAAAATGGCTTATCAGTTAACAAAGAAGATATAATCTTAATTTGAAATCCGTAACCGAAATTTGATAATTTATCTGACATACGTTAAATATATATTTTTCATTTGTAATTTAAAAATTATTTTTGACTAAATGCTGCAAGTGTGCTAAAACTATTTGCTAACCAAGTGTCTACATTTGGTATTGCTGTATAAGCTTTATCTGACATAAACATCTTTTTAAAAGTAAATGTGTCTAATTTTGGAATTGGTCTTGCTGCCATATCCGTAATCATTAATTTAAAATTACTGGCTATATCCAAATCTTCTAATGACATCAATTGCCAATTGAGTCGCATTGCAACTTCATTATCAACAACTGTTCTATATATTTTATGATCGTCTTGTTTAGCTTTACAAAAATCCAATAGTTCTTCTAGCGTAATAGTTTTTTCTTCTAGTAGCATTGGAAATTTAGATTGAAGTGTTTTTATGCCTACTCCATTAATGCCTTTGATGTTATCAGAGCCATCTCCCATAAATACTTTATAATGAATAAAGTTATGAGAAGGTACTCCGAATCTATCATTAACTTCTTTAGGTGTATAATATTTCTTTTCTACTGGTCTCCATACTGAAGTCTTGCTATCTACTAACTGGATAAAATCTTTATCGTCGGACATTATAATGACTTCACTTCCTATAGGACGAAATACTTCTGTCGTTAAATATGCAATAGTATCATCAGCTTCGATATTATCAATTGATATAAGAGTAACTGGCAGACATTCTAAATATTCTGACAATTTACTCATTTGCAATCGCATTGATGCAATTTCTTCTTCTACAGATTGCTCACCTACATCTCCTCTACGATTAAATCTAGTAGACATTGATCTACCTTCTTTATATCCAGAGTGCATTTTCTTTCTTCGGGCCGAGCCTCCTTTACCGTCAAATACAATAATACATCTTGTAGGTTTGAACTGTCTAATAACAGCTGCGATTGATCGCATAAATCCTATATAACCTCCAATATGTTCGCCATCGTCATTAACGAGAGGGACTGCACTAAAAACCCGAATAAACGAATTCAGGCCGTCGATAATCAACACTTTACTGTCTTTCTCTAAACCTGAATTCTGTTTTTCGTGGTCTTCGCGAACTTGTCTTAATAATTCTGCGTAACCTTTCATATTTGTTTATGATTCTTCTCCGTCAAACTCTGTTTCGATTTCAATATCGTCGATACCAAAGTCATCACCGGCTCTATAATTAAGAATATATTTTTCGCAAATTGTTTTATAAACCTGCGCTTTCATTTCTGGATCGTCAATTAACTTAGATTTGAAATCTTTAGATTGGAATTTAACTACTTCACCTGTCTCAGTGTTAGTATAAGTATACCATGCACCTGCTTGAGTTACTAAATTATAATTCTTCATCATAGTTAACCAACTACCAAAGTCGTCAATACCTGAATCAAAGTAAATATCATAATCTACAGTACGTAAAGGCGGGCCCATACGATTTTTAACTACCTGAGCTCGAGTTGTAATTCCTACAACTGCCTCTGGTTTATCTGCAGACTTTGCTAATTTAATTTGTCCTACTGACTTTAACCTAAGACGAACTGACGAGTGGAATGCAATTGCCTTACCACCTGATGTTGTCCATTGGTCGCCAAACGAAACTCCTAAACGAGTACGTAACTGATTAGTGAATATCAAACATATACGTTCTCTACCAATAAAATTAGTAATTTTACGCATTGCTTTTGATAAGATAATTGCCTTTGAAGTGGCCCAACCATCTTTATCATAATCAGCTGCCATCTCTTGTTTAGTTGATGCGCCGGCAACAGAATCTACTACTATAGTAACTATTCTTGATTTAGAGTTCTTTCTAACAGATTCTACAATGCTATCCATAGCATCAAAAATGTCTTCAATTGTCTCTAAAGGGACATATAACATATCCTTAAGATTAACTCCTATAGCTTCTAGAAACTCTCTAGAGATTGCGTTTTCAGTGTCAATATACACTGCCAATCCTCCTTTTTTCTGAGTGTCAGCTAATGCGTGAGCAGCTAATAATGATTTACCTGAAGCTTCTAAACCGGTAATTTCAATAATACGTCCTACTGGAAGACCTCCGTTAGGTCGGTTTGAAATTGCTAAATCTAACATTGTAGATCCGGTTGAGATCCATTCATTTACTTCAGAGGGAGCGTCTGTATCACCTTCTAAGAAATAAGCTACTTTATAATTTGAGCTTTTAAATTTCTTATTGAGATTGTCTGCTAATACTGAAGCTAAATCATCTTGCATTACACCTTCATCAACTGTTGTTTTACTTTTTGCCATAGTTATCCTGTCGTAACCTTTCAGTTACTTGTTTTTTAGTTATTAAACAGTGAATCGAATGCTGATGCTACATCATCAACTTTTGCAACCGGAGCAGCTTCTTCTAATCCAGCTTTATTAGCATTAGATGCTTTTGGAGCAGGAGTTTCAGCTTCTGGTGTAGGGTTGTTTTCAGGATCTAACCAGTTATGTAACATTTTAGTCATTTCTTCGTATGAAGACTCTTTAAAAATATCCGTTACTTTTGGTTGGTTACCTAACTTCTCTAAAATTGCTTTGTTATCAGTAACTGCAGTTTGATTAGGTTTAACACGAATTGTGGTCTCTGGATAAGACTTTCCTGTTTGATCAGCAGCTTTGAATTCTACTGCGATGTCACGTCCAGCAACTGGATCTGTAATATCACCATAATCAGGGTCAGCAATAAAGCCTAAAAGTTCTTGATACACTGATTTACCAAAGCCCCAGAATTTAACACCTTCAGATTCTTTACCGCGAACGATAATTGGAACATAACAACGCATTGTTGGTTCTAATTTCTTTCCAGCTTTCCAATCGTCAGAGTTACCTGTTGATTTCAATTTTTCAGCGAATTCAATAATAGGATCAGGACGACCAAATGATTGAGGAGATAAAATTGACTTACCACCAAAGTTATAGTGGAAATAAAGTTCAATAAATGGATTTTCTCTGTTATGTTGGTAAGGTACAATACGTACTACTTGAGTGCCAGGTTCTGGCTTCCAGAGATTGTTTGATTTGGTTGTTACGTTTTGTAACGAATTGAGTTTTTGCTTGATAGCATCTAAATTAATAGCCATTTTTCTTTTTTTTTAATTGTTAATTGATTAATTGATAATTAGTAATTGGTAATGTTTACTCGGGTGTCTAGAATACCGTGTCTACATATTCAACTCCTAACATAACTAAATATATGATAACCTTTTGTAGG